TTAAAGAAAATTCAAGATTTACAAACAAAAGAACATGATTTATTTTCAACTTTAGAAAATGGTCTTACAAATGGAACAATTAGTAATACAAAAAAAAATGATATGCTTGATAAAATTAATCAACTCACCCAACAACGAGTAAATCTTTATGATCAACTAAATATTAGCATACAATCTTCCCAGAAGAATTTAGAAAATGTGTCTGTTGTAATAAAAGATCAAAATACTGCTGTTCAAATTGTGGAAGATCAATTGAATGATAAAAAAAAACAACTGGAATCTATCCAAGAAGAGAAAGTAAATAAACTTCGGTTAATTGAAATTAATACATATTATAGCGAGCAATACAAAGAGCATGGTAACTTGATGAAAACAATTATCTTTACCTTGATACCCATTATTATATTATACTTTTTAGCAAAAAATGGAGTTTTACCCATATTTTTATATTATCCTCTTGTTATTATCATTGGTCTTGTTGGATCTATAATGGTTGTTCGCATTTGGTTGTCTATTACAAATCGCGATTCTATGAATTATCAAGAATATGATTGGTACTTTAATAAAGCAAAAGCTCCTGTACCTCCAAGTAATACTGGATCTGCGAAGGATCCTTGGTCCACTGGTACAAATGGTATTGTTTGCATTGGAGACCAATGTTGCAGCACTGGTATGACATATGATAATGTTGCAAATAAATGCATTGCCTCGTCTACTTCAATTGCTTCTAATTCTGCTCCTGTATCTACTGATGCTTCTTCGTCAGCTGATGCTTCTTCGTCAGCTGATGCTTCTTCGTCAGCTGATGCAAATCCTTTGTCAAAGGCAGGAACTTCCGCATTAAACAGTTTAGATCAATTTATAAACGATCCGACTGCGTCCATAAACCAAGGAGTAACAAGTTTAACAAATGTTACATCGCCAGCAATTAATACTGTTACATCACTTGCATCTTCTCCTTTTCAAAAACCAGGAGTTGAACCATTTCGGAACATGCCGTTTTCTGGTTTAACAAAATATGCATATACCCACCGAAAACCTGATGTAACACTTGGTCAAAATGTCCAGCCGCACAAAGAATCTTTTCTTTATGGGAAAAGGTAAAAATTCTTATCGCATGGTAATATAAGAATTTACAAATTATGGAAATGATAAACAATTTGTTTACTATAGAATCACCCAATCCTATAAGTGCAATTAGAAAGAAATATTTAGAAAAAAAATGTTATGAGCAGATAGACGAGAGAGAAAATTTCTTAGATTCTAAAAACTACTATAGAGTTCAAGAAGGGTTTACAGGAACAGAATTAAGCGATAAAGCAACAAAAATAGGAGATACATTAACCGCTGTGTTTAATGAAAATATTCAAAAACTTGATCAACATAATGATGCATATCAAAATACTCTTATCAATGGAAAAAATACAGTTGAATTATATTTGAATGTAGTTGAAGATCACGACCATCTCTCCGAGTCTGTTAGTAAAGATTCAAATATTATTTTAGTAAACGAAAGAAAAACATATTATGAAGAACAAGGTATAAATAATTTATTTTGGTGGAAAGCATTTTGGAATCGCATTTATTTAGTGTTATTTTTATCATTTATTATTGTTTGTTTTTTATTTTCTAAAATGTCATGGATACAAATTGGCGGGCTGATTATATTATTTGGAATCTTTCCTTATTCAACAGGTTTTTTAATTTCTGGTGGAAGGTGGATGAGAGAACAATGGAATCAAAATGTAGGAATAGTATATCAAAATATGTACGTTAAAATGTAAAAAAATTTCATAAATTATTTTTGTAATTTATGAAACATGTTTGGTTTATAAAGGCAACTCTGTTTCTTCTTCTATTGTACCATCCAATTCATTGAGTTCATCTTCCACCGTTGGATACAATATTTTCACACCCGACCAACCCGTCGTCTTGCATTTTCCAAACTTCTTGTCCATGTATTCATATAGCTCTGAACCCTTTGGCATTTTGCGAAATCCTTGATTGTCTTGAAACCAGACCTTGAATTGCTCACTGAGTTCCTTCTTCTTAATACGATCCTTGCTGTCATCCGTCTTAACAACCATCTCCCCAATAAATCCAGAAATGTGATCTTGACCTTGTCTGTACTTGTTGGATGAAGCCAATACCTCATCGCAATCCTTGACAATTCCCTCGGTATCAAATGCCTTTTGAACAAGCATGTATGCAAATAATGGTGCCCAAATTGGCAATTTTTGATCCAAGTTCTTATCCTCGGGAAACACATAATCTGCTTTCTCGCTGTGAACCATTTCCTTGTCCGCCATAAACTTGGACAAGAAATCTACAATGCGAATGCGGCGCCACGTACCATCATCATTGCTATTTATCTCAAATAGAGAGTTTGTGCAAACTACCAATGTAAATTGAGGGTTAAATGTCTCGCTCTCCGCATAAAGAGCACGGCCCTGAAGAGGATCGCCACCGGTTAGCTCCTTCATGACACCCTCATTAATCTTTGCATCCTTTGAAGGCTCTTGCATGACTGCATAACGGACACCCTTTAGCTGAATAATCTCAGATGAAGTTCCACCAATACAGTTGCGTTTTTCGGTGACCAATGTAATAGGAACAGTACCCTTATATTCACCGAGCGCCATCGTCATAAGTTCAGTCAGTTTACTCTTTCCATTCTTACCACTACCCCGATAAATGTTAAATGTCTGATTAATATTCACACCAATAAGAGATGATGCCAAATGCTCCCACATGTATTTGTTGAGAGTCGGCTGAGGGAAAAGCTTTTCCATAAAGTCAACAATTTCATTCTGAATTGTAATATGCTCTGGATTATCCAGTTGTAATGGAAGATAAGGAATATTGGTTGACTTTGTAATATAATCTTGAGGATATCCCGACCGAAAGACCTTGTTTTTAAAATCAACGACACCATTGCTAAAGCATAATAAATACTTGTTTGCATCAATATTTTTGATGAATTGAGAGTCATAAAAGATCTCCATGGCCTCACGCATAATGTTATTTTTTTCATTTGTCTTCTTAAACTTGATGGAAATCTCACTGAGTGTCTTATTCTTCTTTTTCAAATACTCAGAACGATCGTCATTTGGATCATAATGTTGCATTTCATTCACATTTTCATCAATCTTATCCTGATAGACCTTATGCATGTCCTTTGAAATTGCCATACGAAGAGACATGCCGTTATCTCGCTCCCAGTGATGATTCCTAAAAACATACCACAGTCTGTGCTCAATGCTTGCGCACACATAACGATCCTTGAACATATAGTGCAACACCGTGGCAAAATCAAACTCTGTTGGAGAATAAATAGTGTCTTCAATGCACTGATCAACAGTAGAGTTTTTTACCTTGATATAATCATCGTAGGCGTCTTGCTTTGCCCAAAATATAATTGTGCGCTTTGTAATCCCTTCGCAATTCACATTAAAATGCTTCTTCCATCTCATGTATAAGTCTGGAATAGAATCATATGTGAAATCGGATGCTTTACTGCGCAATTGGACCCAGGATAGAAACAAACGATCGTCTGTATTCTTCAGTGCAAAAGCCACTTCGCGATTAATGAGATGAGAACCAGGCTCATAGTACTTTTCCGGCAAAATTTGCGTGTATTGGTGAATTTCCTTGATACCATATTCAGATGGTTTTAGACTCTTCATAATAGAATTCACCGCTCGGTCCAACTGATCTTTGTTTGTTATTTCATAAATGTTGACTGCATCATCGTCATTTTCGTCATCTGCGTCACAAAGAAGTTTTACCTTTGCTTTACTTATTGGTTTCTTTATCTTTTTATTCTTGTTCAACATCTTCTCATTGTATTCTTGAATAATAGACGGATTGAGTTCAAACTTGACATTTTGTTCGTATCTTGCGCTCAGCCTCATCAAGTTCTTTGAAAAATCAAAATCTTTCACGCTTATTTCATCCATCATAAACTCTCCATCTTTTGGATCAAATTCAACAGAGAAATGATGCGTCAGAGCATAAGCCTCATTACCAGGTTTTTTTGACCCATAAAGTTGCCAATTTGTTGTTCCCTTACTAATTGTTTCGTCTAATACGCTATTCCAATCATTTATTAATGGAAGCTCAAACACGTCAGCAATACAATCCATAATCTTATCTCTCAACATGGACTGTAACACATGGTCCATTTGAATTCCAAAATAAATATGGATTCCATCTTTTGTCAAAGACTTATCGTCCAATCTATTTACGTGTGGTTTATGCATTACAAAAACATCAAATGCCTTGTCTTTTTCAAAGCTAAAAAACCCCTTAAGTTTCTCCAAATAAAGCAAAATAATATCCGTAATATGATCGTTTGTATGAAGGCGTTCTTCCACGTCATAACTGTAGCGAAAATCTAAATCAACTAACAGCGGTGCTCCTGACTCTAATTGCTTTTCCGTCAAATATTCATGCTTCTTTTTTACAAATATTGCATCATAATACAATTCCATGAATGTTGGAATATCTTCTTTTGGTATCACATATGCACCACCATGTATAGAAAGATTTTTATCGGGAATTCTTGTATGTGTTGCTACAGAACTCTTATCTTGTTTTGCATTATGTTTTGCAAGAAACTCCGATAAATCTTTATATTGTGATATATGTGACATTTTATTGATACTATTAATAAAGATAATTTTCTATTTCGTTTTTTTTTGATATTTTAATTTGTCGGAATAAAATATCAATACAAATATGCAGTCAAATATGTAAATACTTTTGTAAATATTGAAAATATGGTTTGACACATAAATTTTCCTATGATATAATATTTGTCGGGTACATCATAAAGCAAACAATAGGCGTTTCTTGTATTTCTCCTGTTTTTATATTAATGATCATGATTGTATTATCGGGAAATTCTCTCATATTTGGAAAAATTGGAATTGATGTAACGCATAGACCTTCCTCTGTTTTTTCATAGAATAGAGTTTTAATTGGTTCTGTAATTAGATTGCATGTCTTGTATTTTGTTACTACAATATAATGTTCATCTGCAAAAATAAAATTTGCTAAAACCTTTAATTTGTCGTTTTGAAGACAGTAAAATATTTCTTGAACTGTTTCACACAATACATCTTCATACAACTTGTATTTTTTGGATGCAATAATTTTATCCTTTATAGTTAAAAATAAATAGAAAAAAAGCTCACTGGTTGTTGATCCTTGAATAAAAGG